CGTCTAACGATGTTCTCGCAAATCTACATAACTACCGAAAAAGATATCGATGGCCTTTAACAGCTATCGTCTTAGACGGAAATCTACTTCACTAAAGAAGGGAGAGATAAGCGCTAGGAAGAATCGTAGATTCCTAATTGTTGTATGGTTCAACTAGAACCATGTCTAAACTACTTTTATAAGTGTTTTAGGGATATTGTTGTTAACCGTAAGAGTTGCTGTAATCATCCCCGGTTAACGTTTGGGCATGATTAGTGGTGGCAAGTGATATGGCACTCTGCGGAATATAAATTTGTTGGAAAGTACAGGCTGAGGGTCCGCAATAGCCACCCATTCTAAAATCGTCACCAATGGATCCCATAAGAAGATATGAGAAAGACCATTGTTGAACGCCTGTTCCAGCAGCGTATAGATCATTTTGATCCATCAAGACACCTATAATGTAAGAACTGTGTGTCTTAAGATTGGCATCAGTTGCGCCTTGGGTATAATTAGCTGCTTGTGGCACATAAAGAGTGGGATATTCAGTCAAAAATGGTATAGTGACATTGTGCCAATCTTCATTGGGCGTTGAAATAGTCCAAGGCAAAGAATTAAGAGTGGTAAACATAGCTTGGCAAATAGATGTAACAGTGGAGACGGCCTGATTAGTATATTGATCACCAGAGTCTCCAGAGGATGCACTCTTAACATTGAAAGCCACTCCAGATGGAGAGTAAGCTGTACCGTCCTTGATGCCGTAGCCAGTGCCAAAATAGGCCATGAAAGTGCCTTGAGTTGCCGCTGCAGTAGTCATTTGTCCAGCGGATTCTGCATTGTTATGCACATTGAGTGCTTGTACATACTGTAGGGTAGGTTCCACAGTAGTAATAGTCCGCCATTTTGGTATTATGGGAGTAGTGGAAGCATAGTTCGTGGAAGAATTGCAGTTCATTAAAACTGCAAATTGCACACTCCCTCGCCAATAACGATAACAGGGTGACCACCAACCGGCAAGTCCATGTGAGAGCACTTCAGCCGCAGTGTGCGCTCCCACGATGCGTGGATAAGCAAAAGAGGATATGGAACCAACTATGTCATTTTGCTCTCGATTCATAAAATAGCCAGTAGCATCGACTCGCCGAAAAGACTGCTGGATAAGGTAATTGGCATCGTCAAAGATACCAAGAGGCACCATTCGTTTCAAAGAGGTGCGTAAGTCCAATTCCTCCGAGCCGAATTGTTCGCCGGAAGGAGCGGCTAGGGCATGATTAGTAAGTAAATGCCCTTGATGGGATATTGCCCCAGTTACATCAGGAGCACTCGCTTCCGCGTGGCCTTGTTCTCTTTGAGGTTGTCGAGTAATAAGTATTCGTTCAGAAGCTCCCGTAGCCTCAAATAGTCTAGAAATGTATCGTTCAGTGTCGGGAGCTGGGTAACGTTGAATTTGTTGCTTTTGAACGATACTATAGAAGTCGTCTACATCCCAAGGATTGTCCTCCTCACGTTCTTGGGGTTTCTTGATACACGTAACAAATCCCTCAAGACACTGGCCGTTGATAGGTATTATGGATTTGTTATTACCATAATCACCCCACGCACGAAAATTTTCTGCTGCGGCGACGTAGACATTTACCTCCAAGGAATTGTTGGCAATGGAGGGTACATTGAGCTGCGAGAGGGTACGCAGTGACCACTTACCAATAGCTGTATTGGCAATGTTAGAAGAGTCACCATGATGGATTCGCTGGTGGCGTCGTTGGTAAATATCTGGAACGGTGACTTCAAAAACTGTATTTCCAGGTCCCAATTTAAAGTAGGTGGCATATTGGGACGTAGCGGCACCAATGTCGGTGGGAATAGTGCCATATAATAAGTAATGTGGTGTGAACACAAAATCGCAATTATGGTATTCAGTGCCAACAAACTCAAAGGTGTATTTAAGACCGCCCGTCCAAAAGGTTTTCTTAAGTGTAGTATAGCACAAATTGGAGAGGTACAGAGTTTGATTCTGACTGGTATCAAGCCCAGGGTCGTAGAGCTCGGCAACTGGAGAAATGATGCCTGAGGCAATGATGGTGCCGACGGGCATGGTAGTGGTAACTCGTGCAAAATTAAAGGTTCGACAATTTGGTGAGTCACTAATGGCAGTAGTAAAACTAGTTTTCTGCCATAGATTTGGAAGCCACATTTCGTCCTCCTTAGTGGCAAAGTGTTCACCGTCAGAAGCTTGATGTGGCTTTTGTGATAAATCAAGTCGTGTGGCATAATTGAGTCCACTCCCATGAGCCCAGTTAGTTGTTGGTTGATTCTCGACTTTAATTCGAAATGTACTGGGTGGTTTGTCCATCTCATTAGGAATGGAAACGTCAGTTTTCGGTGATATGGAGGTGGAAGCTGAGCCTTCTTGTTTACCACCCGCTCCTCCATGTGAGGTGGTGTTACCAATGTTGCCTCCGCCGGACATTGGTGGTGGAGGAGGCCCATTACGTGAGAATTTAGACGGCGCCTCTTGCATGGTTTCAGAGACATAAACATTGTTGATTGTAACTGAACCACTTCCTACGTTTTCGATCTTCTCAGAAGAGTCACTATTACCACCACCCGTCTCTTGTACATGGCTGCTCGTGTCAGCTTGTTGTTTGGAGGAGGAAGATCCTTCTGCCTCACCCTTTTCAATTATTTTAATGTGAGGATATCGAGCTCGAAATTCATCCAGAGTCATTGCTTCTTCAGAAACGTACTCGAATTCAGATGGCGTTTGTGAACGTCCCACAATTAGATTTTCCATGCGGAGACGTTCGCGATCAGAAGGTCGTATATTAAGTTCACGTGCGTAGAGTGGATTAAAACGCCGCAGTGAAAGAGTATCAGATTGCGGCAGATGGAAGCGTGATGCACGAAATTCACAATACATATTGACGTCAACTGTGGTTATGGTCCCAGACGGATCAGTCATAAGTGGGTTCATTACGATAACTGAAAGCGTGCCCACAAAATCAGTATCTGGATTGGGTGCGACAAAGTTCATAAACGAATTTATGTTGTAAAAAGGTATTTCCAAGCCCACGGAAGATTGATTTGGGCCTAAGCCGAAGTTGGTAACAGTGGTGGCCGAACATAAATTCGTACACCAACGAGCACCGGCTTCCTCTTTCCGTGCTCCAGGATTGAAAATAAAGAGCAACTTGCCTTGACTTGTCTTGGGGCCCGTAGTTGTGGCTTGTACATATGTAACAAAGCGCCCCAAAGTGAAATTGGCGAAGGGGATATCAGTAGTATGATTGAGGATAAGGTCGAAGGGTACAGAATACTGCCTCTTAATGGCAAACCGCAGATCGCTAGTGGACCATTGAAAATGATCAAACTGAGCGTAGCGATGGGCAGTATCAGTTAGTTGCCAAGGTTTCTCAGGAATGAGGGCATCAGCTCGACTTTCAGAATAGACAGGAGCGTTCGTGACAGGTGCTTGAATAGTTGGTTCAGGTTGCAACATTTGTATGCCTAGTTCAGGTGTTCCTTCGACTACTTGGTTCTCCTTAGGAAGAACAATTTCTTCTGATTCGCTGTGCCCCCGTTCAAGCAGAGCTCCGTGTGTAGTAAATTGATTAAAGAGCTCAGTCCATGAATGCAATGCGGGAGTAGGATAACGTTGTTTCTTGGCAAATTGCAAAATTTGATTACGCAAGCGCTGAAAATATTGATAGCCATGGAAAAAAGCATAGCAAAGCGCTATATTAAGATTGTCGTTAGCAATTTTCATGGCGGGAACACCTAGTTGTCGAGTATTCCAATCAATAATAGACTGGATAGTTTCGGGGTCAATGGCGCCAACCCAACGAATATTGTCAAATTCAGGGTTGCGCCGTGGTAGTCGTTTAAGGAAAGAAAGCTCGGTGAGTGGCTTAAGAATATAAAGCTCTTCAGCTTCCTTAGATGGTGGCAGGAATTCAATATTGAGTTCCTGCTTAAAGAAGTTAGAAACGGTTGTCATATTATAAAATTTGCTAGCTCGTGATGAAACTGCTAGCTTGCAATCATCTCCATAAACTTTAATTCGGACTTCTTCCTCAAAAGATAGCATGGTTTGAGCTTCAGGTGGTGCCAGCTTCATCCATGCGTAGGCAAAGTACATCCAATTACAGAAAGTGTTAATATTGACAGTCATGAAATTGCCAGATGGATTTCCCCCGTGAACAATATAAACACCATCCATGCATTGATGCACTGTATGAATCATTTCGTCGACAAGCGTATTGACGAGGATGACATGGTCATCAGTCCAATCAGGACAATGAGACATATAAGCATTCCAGAGCTCGGCGAAAAGATACATTACTTGCGGTGCAAGTGTTCCATCAAAACGTCCGAAATCACCTGCGAAACCATGGTCTGATCGTTCTCGCAAGTAAGATTCCATCTCGTGCCAATCATAGGACTCACAGTCCATTCCAACGGCGCTGGGAGTATGATGGTATGATTCATAGAAATTGGAGTTAAAGTCAAGACCAACCATACGTCCCACAAGAATAAAATCGATATTACCATTGGCAAAAACACGCGTTTTTCCAAGTCGAACTTTTTCTAAGGCCTTAAGTTCATCCTTGACGGTGTCGGTAAAGCGTGAATCAATAGGATGTAAGCCTTGCTTGCCAAAGGAAATACGATGGTCAATACGATCACGAAGTCGAGTGTCCCAGACAAGTGCTTGTGGCAAGTCGCCTTTAAAAAGTTGTTTCCGCTTAACACCAAGAGAAGTAAAGGGCAAGCCTGGCGAAGCATTCATGTCGATGGATTTGATGTGTTTATCACTATCGATTCCATTAGTAGCAGTAAATTCAGAATGAATTTTAGGAACATGTTTACCTCTTGGTGTACCCCAATAATCAATAGCTTTGTCAAGACAAATAAGCAAAGTTTTTGTATCAAAATAGCCAGATTGTTGGGCATATTTGTGAACGCCTTGTAAAAGTGGAGAAACGCGTTCAACAAGCCGTGGGTCATCAGGTGTTAAAACAGCCGGCTCTTTAGTGTGGGGTCCGAGCATTTCAAAATAAGGTGATGGTACGTAGTCGGTCTTTGTTGGTAAAAAGACTTGATCTTCCTTTTCAACTCGACCAAGAAGGGTAAAACATTCACCATGTCCCTTGAATTTAACTGGTTCTTCTTCTACAACACAGGGTGGTGGATATGGTATGCCCTGCACACTCCCAGCATGTGTTTGGCGAAATGGCTCAAGATCTTCCTGAAAGACTGGTTCTGAATAACCACGACTAGGAAATTTTCGGCCATTGACTATCTTACCATCAACAGCGCCAACGTGAATGCCCAAAATATTACGGGTAGTACGCTTGCCGCAACCAACAACGAGTGCTCCACAATCACCTCGTTCAGATGGAGTATTGAGGTAACAATAAGTATTAATGTTACGAAACTCATGAGCACTCTCATTATTAGCTGGATATGATGCCTCACGAACACATTCATAAAAGACTTCGGGGAGAATATATGTTTGATAGATATAATTTTCCACCTTAGCATGGTAGCGTGCCGTAACAAAAGCACCTGCTTGTTCTTCATGAACACCTAAATCATCAAGGCGCATAAAAGCCGTTATAGTACTTCGTACTGCAGGTGTACGCGGTCCCAAATTATAAACGACAACGTCGCGTTCTCGATCATTTAAAAAACCAAGTTCGGTCATCATTGCACGCTCAAATTTAAGATGGAAAGTGGGGCCACCTGGGAAGTAAATATCAATAGGATCTCCTTCTGGAATATAGGTGTTCTCGAATTTAAAGAAATGTTTGGGAACAAGAGCATAAGTGCCGGTGAAGCGATAAATATTCATTTCGCGCATATTGTGCGTTGGCAATCGGATGCGCGCAATAGAGTCAAGATAACGGTCAGCTATTTCATTAGGAATATTAGCGTTATAGTCAATAGCCAACTGCTCAAATTGACGTTCAAGAGCTTCACTACGTCCAAGTTGGTGGCGGTTCCTATATTTAACGACGCGATTAGCATTCTTGTGTCTTGGTTCATAGCCCTTACCAGCAACGGCTTCACAAGTGCCGATCTCAGGAAAGAAAACTTGCATAGCTTCGTCATTTGCACTAACCTCCTCCTTATCGTCACTGCAAAAACCAAAGAAATTAGCTATTTTAAGAATAGCGAAGAAAGTGACAAGAACTCCAGTAAGTGTAAGGATAAAAGCAATGTTGGTATGCTTACTACACCACTGTCCATAAGCGAGGGCGGCATCTGAAACGATTTCCATGAGTGATCGTTCTACGGGATCTTCTTCAATGGAAACTCGAGCTATAGCAAGTGTAGCACGCTCGCTGAAAGAACCAGCAGCTAATTCGGCCCAATTTATAGGCGAAGTAACTTCAAGTATGGGCTTGCGATGGCGTCCGGTAAGATAATCATTAGGACTAAACTCACCGCGTGGGACTTGTCGAATAAAATGATTTTCTTGATTAGGGCGAGCTGGAAAAGTGGCAGGTATAAAGTCAGTTGGTTTCCGCTTATCATGTATGGTGTCAGGTGGACAACCGCAGACTTGTGCATTGCAAAGAGTAGAAGTATGCACTTTCATGCGTGCTTGATCAGACAAATCGTTAAGCACTATTTCTCGATGTGTTGCATCAAGTCCAAGCGAGTTAAGTACTCGTTCAGCCGTAGAGAGCGCCCCAGGAAG